AATGTTTTTTAGATTATTTTAAATCGCATTTTTTACATGTGGATCACACATGTAAAAAATGTTCCTAACGGGGCTCGAACCCGTGACCTTGGCGTTATAAGCACCACGCTCTAACCAACTGAGCTATAAGAACGATGCATTTAGCTATATTACTAGCTTTCATGTATAACATGGGGGGGGACCCTATTATTATAGGCGGGCAGTCTTTAAGTGTATAAAGAATAACGTAGAATCTATATAAATGATACATGAATACGTCAAGGAAATATATACAATTCTTGGACCTGGGTTTAGTGAACGTGTTTATCACAATGCTATGGAGGTAATACTGAGAGAGCGTGGAATATCATACGAAACTGAGCGTATTATTCCTATTGTGTTTAAGGAACATACAATAGGTAATCTTCGAGCTGATATTATCGTAAATAGAACAACGGTGATCGAACTCAAAACAGTTAAAAATATAACGGATGTAATGGTTTCTCAAGCAAGAAACTATCTTCGATTATTGAATCTACAAGAAGCGTATCTAGTAAATTTTCCACCTTCTACTGGATCCGAGTCGGAGGTGATACGCGTTACACTAGATTAAATGGTTTTGATATATTCCCAATGTAAATCTCCGCATATTTTTTTCCATATTATATCCTGTTGATGAAGTTTTTCCTTTGATTTAAGTAATGGAAAATATTGTAGATATGTATCCTCACTTAACAATTCACAGAATTTATAGAGCACATATGAATACGATAAAAAGTTCTTTCGATCGGAGGGGCAATTATTGTCAAATGGTTTCTGAATATCTTTAAACATCATGCGTAATTGCTCTTCAAGTTCTATGGGCATTTTTGGCGGTGATATCCCAGTTATAATGTTTGTTATATATGGAACATGCTCGTAATATTTATTCAATTTTAACTTCTTTAACAAAGCTCGGACTTTTGCATGTGTAATTTCGGTGAGCACTTTAATTTTTATTTTTTTGAACTCATTGCGTAATTCTTCGAGGACTTCTTTTGGAATAGTCGTCATTTCCTGTGCCTGAAATTGTGACAACCATTCGTTAAAATGATTATCTCGTTTGTACGAATAGTTGATAATTTTCCCTGATGTTTCCTGTTCTTCTTTATATGTGAGTTCGTCACTTATGAGTACGTCAATTATAATCCCACATGTATCACATACAAGTTCACTCGTATCGCGAAAATGAAAAACATTACTATTTGGACATTTTGGACATTGATCAGTCACAATACGCTCTATAGGTCTATCTATCGTTTTTTTTTCGACTTTTATTAAATAATCTGTATATATATCCTTTTTTTGAAGGCCTGTAGTTTCCTTACACTTAAACACATTATCTGTATGCACCTCGTTAATATTATCAGCGTTTATATATTGTTGTATATACGGCATACAGTTTCCTATATATCTAGCCATGTCAGTTTCATAAATACGTTTATTTTTAGGATCATCTTCTATACTTTTCATCCAATAATCTATTTTATTGTTATATCTGCTTAAAAAATTACCTTCCATGTATATAAATGATTAAAATAGTCCGTTCGTTTTTAATTAACACAATCTATACAATTAAACGTATCATGGAAATTATTTTTAAAAGGCATGATTTTAAAATAGTCAGTAGATACATCGAATATAGTCTCGATCACACAAAACCATTTATAGCAGAAACTCTATTATGGGAAGATTGTGCATGTACACACGAGGTGGACACCTCACATTATACAATAAACACTGACTTATATTCCGACGTAACACCCGTTCCCGAAGCTATTGATAAAATGATATTACGGGTCAAATATTGGTATAATAATAAGATCTATAAATACCTAACAAACAACCCAAGCTACACATGGCCACCAAAAAAGAATAGTATAATGTCATTCCATATTCCTCTATCCAGTGCACAATTACTTGATGCTTCTGACAAACCAGTGAAAGATATACTCGAAAAAATCAGAAGATATTCTGGACCTCATTCAGATTTTTACGGTGAAAAAGTTAAAATAAGTGATATGTTTTATTTTACAGAACTATGTTTGTCGACTACCTATCCTAAAATTAAAATTAAAAATTGCTTTGGTATGATCAAGACGGTTGATACCGCAACTGGATATCTTACAGATCTTCGGTTACCTTAGTAGCTAGGTAAAATTTAAGCTCACCAAGGTTTGCGACATTGTATTTTAAAATTAAGAACCTATTTTGTCCTTCTTGCATAATTTGTACGGTAGAACACATACTCGTCGCCTTTGTAAATATGTTCATATATCTTAATGAATATACACCCGACATGTGTGAGCATTCGTCGATACATTGAATTTCCGTTTCCTGATCTGCAAAATCACCCTTGCACAGTAAACGCAAAAGATGCCCCCCGCGAGATATTTCTATCTCATCACCTATATTAGACATATCTCTACATATTCTTTGAAAATCGACTGAGGGGATTGGTGTGTTTACAGTCATTTGCATTTCTGGAACCTCGATTTGGCTTTCGTTTATATCTAAAAGTTTAAGTGCAAATTTGGTGGACGTTTTTTTATGTTCGCTATGAATTTCGATGTTCATGTATTCTTTTGACTCTATAGAAATAACAAGAACATCGTTAACCGTGATCGTTTTGAGAAGTTTATAAACGTTTGTCATGTTAACACCACAATCTATAGGCTCCTTGCAGTCGTATTCTTCGAAATTTTCAGATGGTAGATGCATATCAATCAGGGATGTCCTAGCAGTGTCGAGAGTAACTATAGACATTCCATCCGGTTTAAAATATATATTCACATCATTTAAAATATCTTTAAGTACTTCAAACGTAGACTTGATTGCGGCCGCTTGTACAGTAACAAGTTTCATACTCGTTTATTCGGGAATTAATTCTTTATATCACTATACGGCTCATCATCAACCTTCCGACTAATTTTTTCTTCTAGTTCTGGTGTCATTGCAGGTTGAAGGGATCTTCCATAGTCATCAAGTCCGAACATCTCCCCTGTGGGTTCGCCATCTAGTGTTGATGATGTAATTCCGCCGAAGCCACACGTCTCCAATTCTTGAACTGGTAATAACGACTCTAACCAATTTTGAATTTCCTTTCCGACGAGGATTTTACCATTCTTAGTAAGCATGGTTGGCACACGTGTTATCTTTGCCTGAAATTCTGGAGGAATTCCATTTATAGTGACATTGTGATATTGAACGATTTGCTGTAACTGTTTGTGTTTTTTAATAAAATTAAGCACTTCGACGCTATGTTTACATTTAGGGCTAAAAATAAGAAGAGACATCTATTATATTTTATCAAAAAAAACAAATAAATCTAACACGTTTTTTTCGCAGATATATTAATGTATAACGTAATACTCGTTCTAATACTACTTTACCTATTGTTCGATTCCAGGACGGAAAAATTTGGTTACGCTGGCGCTTATAAACCTATAGACGGTGTTAAACTAGATGACCCCGGAGCTGATATGAGAGACTATATAGTAGCTGAAAAGATAGAGATTAATAACGATTTAACAGAGCAATTCGTGCTATTGACTAATAAATACGTTTATGATCAGACGGGTATTCATAATTATATCATAGAAACTACTGATATCAAACAATACAAGCACAAAACTAAAAATCATTCACTGTATCGATGTGTATATATGTGTGTAAAACCAAGTGGATTCGCATTTGGATTTTCTGTAACGTCTGATATCATGTATGTTTCTGGAAATGCGCGCGTGTTAGGGGTACATTCACAACAACTTGATATTAAACAACCTTCAAACACCACACCGTTTGAAAGTGATATTAGTGGTTCAGAGTTTGTACACTATGACGATATCAGGGAAAGCGAGTTAGAAGTAATAAAAAAATAGGCTAGCTAATAATAATGATAAACGTGGAAGAAATTTCACAAATTGTCAATAAAAGAAATCGTATGAAGAAAGAAACATATAAAGAGCTTTACAAACAAATTACAAGAAAGATACGACGAGCAGTAGAAACCGGGCGCAAAAAAGTTATAACACAAGTTCCATCCTTCGTAGTGGGGTATCCAACATTTGACAGGATGAAATCTATTTCATATTTGAAACGACAATTGGAAATAGCGGGTTTTGATGTTATAGTACTCGGTGAATATGAGCTCAGTATAACATGGAAAGTTAAAAAAATAAACAGTGAATCACCCGTATGCGAATCTATGGAAGATTTTCCAACTCTCGTTAATCTAAAAAAAGTTGCAAATCAGTACAGGCGAAATGCGCAAAACGCCTGATAAAAAAAGTTACTATAATCATAAATGGAAAACTTGAACGTTTTAGTTGAAGCTAAACGTGAGTATATGGAACAACTTTCAATTCTTATATGTCCAGTGATGATTGACGTTTTTGACGCGATGCACCAAGAAGCGCATAACCTCTCTAAAGGGCGTAAAGTTCTCATCATGTTCCAGAAATTATTGAAGGATGTGCCCGAATGGAATGATACAATGGCGAAGCAACACACGGATAACATCGCCGATAGATGCGCTTGGTTCAGGGATTTAGTCGCGGCCGTTTTTGTAAGCTCAGTTAAAATTTTATCAGCCGTTCGTTTGAGCAAAGATTCTAAAAAGATGTCAGTCAAATTGCCAACCAATGAAGTCTTTATTCATACATGTTATAAAAATGCAGCTAAGGAATTATATAAGGATCCTTACATCTTCAGCGAAACGCAATCCGAGCACGCTCGCAATGATAAATTATACGATCGTTTTACAATTTGTGTAGAGATGACTGTAAAGGAGCTTATACCAGTTCAGCAGATTTTACAAACATACATGTCAGCTGGAACCGACGAATTTGTAAATGGGGAAGATGCAGACTTACAGAACGATGACATCGACGAATACGACGATGAAGCAACTCAAGAACCTATGAGAGAAGATCATATTGGTGACATGACAGGGCCAGGGGGGGAACCGGGTGATGCACCCCCATTAGATGAAATGATGGAAGAACCGCCTAGAGATGAAGGTGAAGTAAATCCAGAAATGCAACAATATCCCGATGAACCACCTACAGCTCCATTTCAAAATGAGTTTAGGACTATTCGGTCCAGGCCAGAACAGCCGTCAGTTCAACACCAGGATGAGCCTGAAGACTTATTTTCAGATGCAACTGATACCCGAACTAAAAAACTTGGTTATTAAATATGGACGACTACCTCCGAGAACCCGCAACGGCCGCACTCGTAGCAGCGGGGATTACAGGTTTGTATATCCACGCAAAAGCTCGACTTAATGATGAAGGTACACTTACGACTAGCGCGTATGCAAAACCAGCTGCTTTAGTTGGTATTTTGGTTTACTTTATAATTTCAAATGGAATTGGTAAGCGTGAATCTATATCAACTGAACCCTTTTGATTGACTTAAAGATTAATCTCATATAATATATATAATGACCTCCATCACCGCTTTTAACGACATGATGGGACAATTTCTTACGGAATTGCACACAGCTTTTCCAGAAGAAAAAGGATTGAAAAAATACATGGCAGCTTTCGAACTTATGAGAACTGCAAATGGAAAACTGATTGTAGACGGTTTTATGGCGAATGTTGGACCCCATGTAGAAAAAATTAATAACTGTGACGACTCATTTTTCTTAGAAAATGCAAATGATATCGACTTTTTAAAAGATATCAATCTCCAACATTGTTGGCCAAAAGCGTCAGAAGGTACACGGGGTGCAATTTGGCAATACATCCAAACACTCTATATGCTAGGTATAACTATTACTTCAATCCCTGCGGATACACTCAGCATGATCGAGGCTGTCGCTAAGCAATGTGCAGATAAGCTTCAAAACGATGGTGATGGTGATGGTGGTTTTGACGAAGAGAAACTCATGAAGTCTATGCAAGGATTACTTGGCGGTATGTTGAAAAAATAAAAAGTGTATAAAATATAATGGCGTCTCTGTTTGATGATCCCAAACAAATAATCAGGGCTGATAAAGTCACGGAATTTTGGCCAACTCAAAAACATACAGCAGCAGGAAGAATTAACGCTACTGCTCGATTTATAATTTACGCGACATGTATTCTATACCTAATTCGTCGCGACGTTCGTGTATTGATATTAGGAACCACTTGCTTATCGGTTCTTTATGTAATGGAGATATCTAATATGGTAAAAGGTGGTTCAGTGACATCAATGCCTGTTGAAGAGGATTATACAACCGCGTGTCAATTGCCTACACAGGATAATCCTATGGCCAATGTATTGCTAAGTGATTATGACGGGCGACCAGATCGTCCATCGGCATGTAATTATAATTCAGTCCGAGATGAAGTGAATTTAATGCTCGCGGGAAGTATTCCATACGGAGCCCAAAAATCCAGATCCCCTATGCCAGAGTATCAACGTAATGCGTATTCCAGGCAGTTTGTTTCAGGACCTGTGACATCTATCCCAGGTGATCAGACCGCTTTCGCAGAATCGTTATATGGTAAAAAGGGTGGTGACATTTGTAGAACTAATTCTCAATTATGTGATCCAAATGCACGCGGTGTTCAACTCGAAGCTTTTGGAGGATTGCAACCCAATGGCGATAAAAGGAGCGGTTTAATGGGTGGTGGAAATGGTTCATCTTAGATAGATAATATTCTTGTGTAATAATAAATGGCGTATCAGCTTCAACCTGGTTTAAATTTGGTCGAAAATCCCGCACGACCTCTCGTGTGTGCGACTGAAGAAGTATTTAACTATCCTCAGCCCAGCACATTAAACTATGGTTCTAGCCGTCCAAACACGATGCTTTACGGGACCGCACCTTATATGGCTGGCAAGGGGGCACCCGCACATTATATAGAGACGAGCGATCAGCTTCGACCACAGTCTACATCACGATTTAATAAGATTGTTACGCAAACTTATGAACAAAACCTATTTCCCCTTCAAGATGTTTCATGTAAACTCCCCCTACAGACAATGACATACGACCCTGGAAGTACACGCGCCGATATTCAAAATCAAATGTTCATGACGAGATACTCTCCTCAATAAAAAATATTTATAACTTGTAAGAATGGCAGACCCCGTTTCAATTTTAGCTATTGCCGGACTAGCCTTTATAGGAAAGAAATTGAGCGATCCCAAACCCGAAAAGTATACTAATGTTCAGAAAGAGGTTGAAGTTCCTCGATCATATCAACATGAAGTACCAAACATCTTTTCACCTGTATCAACAGGTATTGACAACCTCCCAGAACCTAAAATGGAACGTAGTAATTTTTCAGATATTGTACCTCAAATACGCTCAAGTGGTGGTGAAGTATTAGAAATGCGCAATCGTATGTTTGATAATGGTCGGATGAATAACCTTTCTCCAATCGAAAAACAACTTGTAGGCCCAGGTATTGCTGTTGGTCCAGATGTTCCCGCAACAGGCGGTTTCCAGCAAATGGTACGCGTAAACCCTGAAAATATTGGTTCGTATCGCCTCACAACATTACCTGGTAGAAGTGGACCCGCGCATGACGTGTTCGGTGGAAGACGTGGCAATATGGGAGAAATTGGAAACAATCGCCCAGAAAAGACTGCGTTTCTTCCCGAACGTCGTCCAGTTGTTGGCGGGCGATCTCAAGGTTTTGATGGACACGTTGTTCGTGGTGAGCATGTGAACGGAAAACGATTAACGAATCGATCTCAGACAGGGTCGCGTGATGACGGTCTCGGGTTCGCGGGTGCGAAGCGTATCGTGTCAGGTATGACGCTATCACAAGATCCTACACGGAATAAGAAAGATGGTAATGAAGAACAGTACAGGTTTAATAACCAAGTCGCCCCTAACGTAAGTTCGTACGCACACGGTTACCTTTCTTCACCCGGTGTTCAAATAGGGTCTTCCGGTCCCCACTCAGTAGAGACACTCAATAAATATGGTTTCCGACCCGATGATCGTCGTGGTAAGGCGAACAGGACTGGTAACGCGGGTCGTATGAACGTTCGTGCCGGTGCACTCAATCAAGGTGGTATGCCTACAGTGATGCGCGCTGATACTACACGCGTAGATGGACGAACCGGACCCATGAGTGGAGGGTGGACGCAACAGTATACCAACAATATGTATTATAAATTTAACGCATACAAGGGTAACTTAAACCCTAATGCATCTGATGATAGTTTATCCATAGCTAAAAGACAAATTCAAAACAATCCCATAGCTCAGCAAATGATGTAATTCAAACTATTGAGTAATAACACCCATTAAAATATTATCCCTATATTTTAATGAGCGTATACACGTTAGACATAGATAGTAGCGAACGCGATCCAATTTTATACCCGAATCCAGGCGATTATGTCGTCGAATTGACAAATCCAATTTATGATGTCAAAAAGATATCAATTGCATCAGCTAGAATACACGCGAGTCAATTTTTAATTAATGAAAGGAATAATATATTTGATTTTGTTGTTCATACTACACCGGAAACGGTTGTACGCGTCACGTTAACACCTGGCAACTACAATGGAAAAACGCTAGCTACTGAGCTACAGACAAAGGTTAATAGTGCTCTAGGTGGTAATTATCTATATGATAATATACAATTTACATATAATAAGGACAAGAATGAAATAACTATATCATCCTTATCATCACCTGCCGGTGGAGCTTATGATTTTTCATTCAAATTTTATGATGGTGTAAATGGGTATCTCTCTAATACGGCTACTCAGGGATATACAACCCCACATGATATTATTGGATTACCTGCGAGTAATGTGAGATCTAATACACCCTTAACTGGAGGTGTTAACGATCTTTTGATTACGGGTAGTCTGAATTTACAAGGTCCCGATGCACTTGTCATCAAAATAAGCAACGGTGCTGACGAATTAAATAAAACCGTATATTCCGATACACCATTTTACACTGGTAAAATGTTAATGTGTGGTGATGTTATCAATTATTCTGGAAGTGATGATGCTGTAGTACACAATTTCGACTCGGGTTCACAAAATATTTCAAAATTACAAGTTCAGTTTTTCTATAGTAGTAACAATCGACTAATTCCGTATGATTTCCGAAATGCTAACCATGTAATTAAATTATCTATTGAGTGTACGACTGATAAATTATCAAGGGTGCCGTTTAAAGAAGAAATAAAGGCGGATAGAGTTGAAAAATACACTCTTCCACCAAATATTCAGATTCCCGATTTTAGTGATCTGAATAAGTGGGATGCGTTTATATACATATTCCTTATAGTATTAACTGGTATTATGTTCATCGTTATGACGAAACCAAAAAAGCTTATCGAGTAACGGCGTAGACGGGAGCCTGAGGCTTCTTGACGCGTTGAGACAAACGGGAGATAATCATGTAGACAATCACGGAAAGGAGGGTGGTGAAAAGTGCGGTAAGCGCATAGTTCATACCACCATTCTTCTGAACCTTAACGACCTGATGAATAGTCCACCTGACGAGATCCATCCACGAAAGAGCGGCCGCGAAGGAAAACCCGGCGACGACTGAATTGAGGGATTGTGTTTCGAGTTCACGGGAGATCGCCATAAGAGTATCGGTAGCGGCTTCGGCGGACATTTTTATATTATACGTATATTTTTTTATTCTGGTAACAATTCTTCCTCGGTTAATATTTTTTTATAAACCTCCTTTTTATATCCCCTGATATTTACAATATCCTCGCCGTGTTCTGATTCAGTATCCGACCCAGAGACAGTGTCGGAGTCAGGAACCGAATCTGTATCGTCACTACATCTAAACGTTTTATAATTAGAATCTGTCCAACCTTCAGGAGTGGGACATGTTTCCATTACTATCAACTGCATTTTTTATCATCGCTTCTGACGGATTAGTCGGTTTCCACCCATCCCATGCGTCATATGCGTCATTTATTTTCAAGAACCTTTCATCATCCCCTGAATAGGGTTCAAATATAGATTCATCAACGTCATCGTCTATCACGATATCATTCTCATCCCCTGAATCGTCCTCATTATACAACTCGGGGTAATATGTCCCTATCTGCTGACCTACAGTATGCATGGCACAGTATTTCATACAATACTCCATATCCTTCACGAGAATCGTGTCACGTCCACAGGCCCTAGCGTAGTGACCCGACAACACCACAGCACTTTCCAATACTGGTGTAATAATATTAATCGCCGATTGGGCCATTTGGGAAGATAAGTCGTCCGGCTCCATTCTGGATGCGTAATATATTATTACTAAGTGCGTAAACTCTAAGTTCTCTTATATCACTGGTGTTATTGTTAAGGGTTAATGTCACGTGTTGATCTTTGATAGTACTAAAATTTCTTTGACCAGTTGGATACCAACGTTCTGGTTCAAGGGCGAAACTGTATGAGTAAAAGCGTCTAAACAACTGTGTTCTGGAATGATGAATACCACTTTGAACTGCACGCAAATTTATTAAATTACCGGTAACTTTATCTAATATAACTTCCTTATCTAAATTAAGCTCTAAATCTACCAAGTTTTCGTAATTGATATATTTGCCATTTACTGGGTAAATTTGAGATGGATGATCGTAATTAAATACACTATGGATAACCTTATTATTATTTACCCTAGCGATAACGAAATATAATTCCTTAACTGGATTTGAAAAATTCATTCTGAACTTCAATGTATCATTTCCATCACCCGATGAAACTGGTATTCTAAATCTATTTTGTTGCACTTGCGTAATAATGTAATCACGTTTTAACGTTTCCAGTTTTATTTGTTCCGTGCGATCAACATGCACCATACCCGTATAAAGTTCTACAGAGTTGATAACGGCTTTTTTACTATCAAATGTTTGATTACGTACATTTATTTCACCACCCATGCCATTATGTTTTTGACAATAATAATACAATGTATCAGGTGCGTCGAGGGGAACTGTAAATACGAATGAATCGTTTGCTACCGTACCAGGTTCGTATGGACTCGGTATCGTAAAATGGGATACCGGATATGCAACACCCCCCCCTGTGTGGGTCCCGTCACTGGTGGTAGATATGAATAATGGATGCGTTTCATTACTTGCGTCGCGTTGATTAAATGTGTATGTATTTCCACGTATTAATGTCAAAGTTGGTACTTCGATTGGACCCCCTGCACCCGATAAGAATCGCGAAGGATTGGTTTCATTGGAACCAGAAATTTTATACCGCGAACCCGCTGAAACAGTATATACGGTTTCATTAGGGTCGTACAGTCTGTTTGTAATATTTACGTAATCGTGTATACATAATTCTTTGTTACTTAACTGAATTTCTATTTCACATTCATGTTTGGTAAAAGCTCGTAAGGGTATAGACAGTTCCGGATTGTTATGAAAATAAAACGGAATATCAACTATATACGTTCTCGAAGCCGTGGCATTACCCAAATACCCATCAATAGTACCAGATACAGTATCTCCGCTATTTTCACCTGGATTCTTACCTACCAGTTTCGATAAATTTGTTTGTTTTGACTGTGTGATGTAATGTTCACTATGTATGTGTAGCCAGTCTCTTGGTATTCGCTGTATCAACTGTCCTCCAATGATTAAATCTACATGTTCTATTATAGCATGACCAATAGACTCTACGTATTTGTAATGTGTACCATTCTGCTCTAATGCGGATAAATCTACGTGTACACGAACCGATTGCAGTAAATGGCCAGAATCGGCTGGTATTGTACATTTCAAAGTATTTCCATATTTAACATCCCCATGTAGTTCTTGTTCCCTGTCATACATAGCAAAATTCGTATGCTTCCTGAAATTCTTTATAAAGTGTGTATATTCAGGATTGTCGGTAAAAAACATATCCTGAGTACCCGTTGTGGCAAGCTGAACACGTCCAGCCATTTCTAATATTACACTCTAAAATTTTAAACCCGCTAATCCACTCTGCACTCTTAAAACATTGTAGTTTAATGCGTAAACATCTACATTTATATCACGAGTTGAAGAAATGTCTTCGAGCTCTATGTTGATATGTTTATGAGAAATCCGACTCATATTCAGTTGTCCAGTTGGGTAATATTTTTCCGGTTTCAGCGAAAAGGAATACATATAAAACTCGTAAGCGGGGTCTGGACACCCTGTATGAAATTTAAGTGATTGATGGTATGCTAATTCTGTACCCGTTTTATTAAATACTGTCGAACCGTTACATGTAAATTTTATACGTTTTATAGCTCTATGATCAGAACGTTTGTATTTTGTACCATTTCCGATTACGATACTTGAAAATGATTGATCCTCTGAATTCGTGTCGAGTAATAAATCGTAAACCTGTCCACTTATTGGGGATGTAGTTTCTTTTGCGATAAAGAATAATTCCTTAACAGGGTTTTTAAACTTTAGTAAAGCTGATTTGCTCATATCCGCTGGCTTGAAAGATATTGTAGACTTTTGCAACTGAGTGATCACATATTCCATTGGACGAGTACTTAGATAATTTTTTTCGTCATCGGTTATGAAGTAATAGTCCGTGATAAGTGAAGCGTTTACGATAGAACCTTCTGTGGTTTTTTCTCGTCTAACAGTTCCGTCTGTAGGAATACTATAGTTGAATGTTATGTCGTCATCCACATTTTTAAAAGTTAAACGAACTTCCACGAGTTGTTTAGTGATAGCACATACAGGGATAGCCAAACTTGGGTTTCTAAAAAAGTAAAATGGTAAATTCACATAAAACGTGTTATAAGTATCTGAAACAGTCAGGTGATTACCATGACCATTCAAGAAATAGAGAGTTTGTTCCACGTCGTCTTTATTACTATAAATTTGATCGTACATATTTATGTAATCCCCTGTTATACGCTCTATGAGTTGCCCTCCTATCAATAGGTCAGCGTGCTTTATTATATCTTTACCCAGGGAAGGATTGTATAAATAGTATTGATCCGTACTGCCAGACGTATCATTCGCGGTGAGATTGCCTAAGGTCACTTTAAGTATAACACTCCTAAGTAAATCCCCTATGTTATTGGGTATTCTACATTGTATGGATTTTCCAAGTCCTATGTCACCACTGAATGGTATTTCCACTGCTTCAGTGGAGAACCTTGTATGTCTTTTAAATATAGTGACAAAATATGAAAATTGTGGATCACCCGTTAACCACTGGTCCTGAATACCGGTGGTAGCAAGTTGTATGCGACCTGCCATTCTTAATAGATGTGAGTAAAATTTTACGAATTAAAACGGGGCACTATTATAGATGGATTTACGATTACGAAAATTCAACCCAGGTAAAATTGCAGACGATAAGGTCTGTGTTTTTATAGGGAAACGTAACACGGGTAAATCTACACTAGTTACTGATATTCTGTGGCACAAAAAACACTTACCAGCTGGTATAGTTTTATCCGCTACAGAGGAAGGTAATCACTATTATCAACAGTACGTACCAGACCTGTTCATTTACGGAGATTATGATAGAGATGCTATAGAACGAGTTATGGATCGTCAGCGAAGATTGGTAGGTGCAGGTAAAAAGAACTCTGGTGCGTTCTTATTACTAGATGATTGCATGTATGATAATAAGTTTATGCGTGATACATGTATAAGGCAATGCTTCATGAACGGTCGTCACTGGAAAATATTTTTTATGTTAACGATGCAGTACTGCATGGACTTACCACCTGCATTACGTGCTAATGTAGATTACGTGTTTATACTACGTGAAAATATTATTCAAAATCGTGAAAAGTTGTACAAATCATTTTTTGGCATTTTTCCAACGTTCGACATGTTCAATAAGGTAATGGACGCTTGTACAGAAAATTATGAATGTATAGTATTGGATAATACTTCAAAATCAAATAAAATAGAAGATTGTGTGTTTTGGTATAAGGCGAAAATGCATAAAAATTTCAAAGTTGGTGCACCAGAATATTGGATGGCGCATAAAAAGATGTTCAATCCTAAACAAAATGGCAATAAGGTTGATCCCAAATCTATAAAGGGGCGATCAACACCAATAAAAATCACGAAAACAAATTAAATTCTATGTATAATTTAAGATGTCACAGGTGACAGGTAAGCGTAAGACTAGTAATAAACAAACGAATATAAACTTTAGTCCAGGCCCTTCGAAAACGGTCAAAAGTTCCAAGGTTGCACGGAAATTACCGGCTCTGCCAATTGGAATGGGCATGGCATGTACGATACCAGGGTACATTAGGTACCTCGATGAAATGAGAACCCGTTTAGCAAACGTTCGTCATAATGGAAAGCGAATTAATGTAAAGTTTTTAGAATACAGTGACAGTCTAAATCATGGAATTGTCGCAAATACGTCTGAGCAGTTATTAAACAAAAGACCCCCCATAGAATTTACGAATAATGGAACAAATATTCCTAGACTCAACGCGTCAGCGGGAAGTATTCATTATTTTCTAATTAGTATCACTAAGCGCGATAACCCAAATTTGGGGCATGCATTGAACGTCTTACTGGATACGGGTAGGCCAAAACCGCGCATATGGGTATTTGATCCACATGGAAATCGTGCTATGGAAAGGAACGGTTATGGGAGTATATTCCGAAACCGAATATTACCAAACATGAAAAAGTTTTTCGGGAATATATTCGATAACACCACTGCAAAATATTACAATGGCCCCAATTTACAAGCGAATAACACGCGGGGTGTCTGTACAACATTTCACTTAGACTTCGCAGAAGCGATTCCTGGGCTGTTAAACGAAACCCTGAATATACGATCATTTGGAGGTGGAAATCTTAATATAGCTGGTCGTACAGCTTTTCTAAATAACCCAATCTTATTCGCAACCGTGACTGGTAAAAGTATAACTAAAAATAATAAACAAACACCACCAAAACTTACGATGACAATGGGATCGACAGTTAAAAACCCCAAAAAACGACGCGGTACTTAAAAATAACATTTGTATATAGTACAGAGTAGTTGATGTATGTAAGTATTATGCGTATGATGATGAACCACCGAATATCACCATCTATCGGGATATAGACGTAGTATAGAATCTTCAAGTTCGTCCACTTCTCCCCATGCAACATGACACGCATTAGACGTTTTATCTACATAAAAAATTTCTTGTGCTTCTTGTATAGCTTCTTTGAAGCGTAGACGAAGTCTCAAATTATCGTGTTTTTTTGGCGTTTTCGTCTCGGGTGTGGTTTTATAGATATGGTTGAGAACGTTTTCACGAGTTTTCGACAATCTATGTTTATAATACTCCTGTGGTGTACTAAAAAGACATAGCATCATTGTATATTGTATAAAGACATTATTCTCTTTAATAATATATGCTGTCGTGTTTCACAAAACGGTTGTTGTCGGGTGTCGATGACTCGAAACCTGTTTTTAGTTTGAATGGATATGAAGGGTACGCTAAAATTACGAGTGTATACGATGGAGACACGTTTAACGCTGTCGTCAAGAAGCATGGACGTGCCCTGAAATTTAAATTCCGCACACTTGGTTACGACTCATCCGAAATGAAACCTAGATTATCGACAACTAAGAGAACTGACCACATATACATGGCAAAGCTAGCACGAGACATGTTTAAAGAGGAGTGTGGGTTCGACGATCGTGCACATTATAAGCAATGGAACCCTTTCATGTGTGTGAATAAGGTAAATGGATGGATTTGGATAAATTGTGGTAAAAATGACAAATATGGACGCACTCTCGTGACGGTATATAGACGTAAAAGTGACACACTTTCCGTGAATGATAAGATGATTTCATCGGGAATTGTGAATGTTTACGACGGTGGTCCGACGTTGGAATTTATCCGACGGAGTTTGATATAAAGGTTTAAAGATGTGTATATATACATTGATATAAGATGTCTACATATAGCGTTGAACCTTGTACATTCATTTACCGCGTTTCGTCTCTAGCTAAAGTTGTAGATGGTGACACGATCGATGTCAATATCGATCTTGGGTTTGATGTATGCACCAAACAACGCGTCCGACTTTTGGGTATCGATACTCCAGAGTCGCGCACGTCTGATAAGGAAGAGAAACGGTTTGGTTTACTTTCAAAGAAAAAGCTCAAGGAATGGTGCCTAAAGGCTGTTGCATCTGAAAAGGATGATATTGATATCGAGCTCAGATGCCCAGAAGCTGACTCGCGTGGTAAATTCGGTCGCGTCCTCGGAGAAGTTTGGGTTTCCGAGGATGGGGTATGGACTAACGTGAACAAGTGGTTGGTCGACGAAGGGTATGCCGTACCGTATGGTGCACAGAACAAGTCAGAAGTTGAAGGACTCCATATGGTCAACCGTAAGAAGTTGATTGAACGCGGAGAAATCACAATTTAATTTCTTACTATATTGTAAATGATATTTATGATCTTATTCTTCGTGACTTTATTCATAGCTACACTTTTTCTCAAACCGGAATTATTTCCAAAGGAAGATGGTGGAAAAGTACGAATGCAAATAGACAAATTTTTATATAATATCTCCGGGGGTAAATTTACAATAGGTGGTGGTATGTGGGGTGAAGCTGCTAGACAAGATCAAATGAAAGGAGATACAGAAACCCTCGAGAATACTACAGCTAATACAGACAAGTGTGATGAAATGTTTGGCGAAGATTTCAATTATTTTGAAAAACTGGGAGGGGATATTGGTGGTGATTCACCAGAAATATCGTATACAAATGGTTTCCAGGCCGTTTGTAAAGCTGGTGCACAGTCTGCTAAAACGCAGTTATCAGTAGACAAGAATATCGAAGTAGGTAAGGTGAAAGAGCAAATGTACGTAGATTTGATTCAAGGTGCGTGTTCGAGTACCGTAGATCGCGAACTTACTCGTTACCCAGACGTGGATAATATAGACGATTACGTAAGAGGAAAAAAGGATGCATGCAAAGCCGTCACAGGTGAAACATATTAAAGACATGGGTCGCATTAAATATATACGCGCTCCTATAGTGTAGTTGGTTAACACTGTAGACTTTGAATCCACCACCCCAAGTTCAAGTCTTGGTGGGAGCTTACCTCCCTTAGCTCAGTTGGTAGAGCAGTGGACTGTAGTTCCATTTGTCACCTGTTCGAATCAGGTAGGGAGGAAATCGCCTTTGTAGCTCAGTTGGTAGAGCGCTTGACTTGTAATCAAGAGGTCTGGAGTTCAAATCTCCACGGAGGCAAATTATTCATCTGAACTAAGACGAAGTAAGTTGATGATATCAATAAAATAATCTAAAGACGCGTTTACAAAATCCCCGCTATAATTTCTTTGTAATATCTGATTCGTATCATATACTACAAATAAAGCGAAAATGAGGGTCGCTATCTTTGTGTATTTTTTCCCACCAGGTGAGAGTAATCGTGCAAATATGAGTGCTATAAGAGAAAAGAACAATATCACACCGAGAGTTGATAGATTGTATCCCAGTTTTACAGTGACTATACCAGCGAAAAGCATCGCGATAAATATACCAAGAGATTCGACAAGAGCTTCTTTCATATCCGTAATTTTATGCATGAGCATACCCGTCGTGAATGACGTGAGTGTAAATAGGGCTATCTTATAAGGTATACCCATCTTCACGAAAATTAATGTCATTAAGAGACCGAGATTAGAGAGTACGAGAAACAGTCTATTTTTTGTCGCAAAATCGTTTAAACTCGCGTTATTGATCGTAGCTTCGAGGGATCTATACATTATAAACATCTGAAATATAAGGTGTCCAAAAACGCTTGACATAAAAGGTAGTTTATTCTGGATATTCATTTATATATAATTACATTTTATTCTACCGAAAGCTCTTTACGCGTTATCATGAATTCGGGTAACCCTGTTTTATATCTAGCAAATATAGATTTTTCTTCGATATAATATTTCCTATACGCTTCGGTTACATCTGGTGATCTATACCCTTCGGGCATACATTCAGGAATACCTTGTATTGAATAGTATGCGGTGTCACTCTTATGTTCCTCGAAATGCGAGGGTACATGTTCTTTCAACCAGTGTAGATGTTGCTCACACGTGTGCACCTTACCAAATCGGTGTGTATATTCACGCGCGAGTTCGAGTCCAATTTCACACGCGTACATGTAATTTTGTAAATTTGAAGAAATCCACATCGTCATCGGGTGTTTTTTATGAGCTGCTTTGTATCCACGTTGTGAGCCATTTTTCGTATACGGTGCGTGTTCTCGTACATATTCTTCTTGTTCTGCATAAAACCATGCAGTGTATAGCATTTGACAAATTTCAAGCTGAATCTTAATTACATGTTGATCACATGAAAGAGTCGCAATTTCATGTGGAATCATGGATAGAAAGAAAATGTTCATCTTGAAAAATAAACATATACGTTGTTAACTTAGGTGTATAAATTCACTTAAAAAATCCGGTTGTGTGTATACTAATGCTGAGTTTACTCGCTCCAATATACGCAATTACATATAAAAAACGAAATACCAAAACAAACGCATATCTAGCAGAATCACCACCCCCGATTGATACACCAAGTAAATTGGATTTCGGTAGTTATTGTTGGAAGGTTACAGTCGAAGCTACAGATAAGAAAGATGGTCATGTTGAAAGGACTTTTATTGGATATAGTCAAAATATGGATATCGCAAAGAGGACTGAAAATGCGTGCGATAGGCATAAGAAACCTGGTACAGTATGTGGCGAAGTACAAATGTCTATGAAAGGTGGTGAATGTGATGAAGTTATATTCATGAAATTAAAAAATGGAAAAAAACTGATAAACCTGACAAACCCGTTTAACTGAGTGAGTTATAAGGGTGTTGATGTATCCATAAATTACATATCCACTTCTCACCCGAAATAACCGGATTCCCCCCATGTAACGCTTTCTGCGTCTGAAATCCCCAATCGTTTAAGGTATTAAAAAGTAAAACATCACCTTTATTCAATTTATATTCCTTTTGTAACGTTGGAAATGCAGTTTCACCTCCCTCATAGTCGTCATTTAAAGCTATAATACATGTATTTACACGGGGATTTGATTCGTCTTTACGATCAAATACATCTTGGTGAGGGTTATAGAAACCGCCCGGTTCATACTTTAATACCTGTAAATATTCCGCATTGGCAAATTGTCGATCTGTTGTGGATACACATTTCTCTATAACACGTCTCACAGTATCTGAAGTGTCTGGTGGGAGCCACGCAGTTTCACTTTTCCGTTCAGATGTATTTACTGACCCAGCGACGACGCCGATTAATGACGGTTCTAGGCTGGGTGTTGCCAGTTCGATAATATGATCACAGACTTTATGACTGAATACATTTCGTATAACACGCGGGTGTTGGTATATGGGTCTAAGTAGTATAATCAATAAAATTATCGATACAAAAATGAATACTATCATATATCTAATTCCAATATTATATTATGTGGGACACAGCATCTATACCTGTGTCTTATTTTTTCGATGACATCGTTTGTATATGACGTCAACTCTCGCACTTCTCGAATTATTTCATCTTCTCTTGATATATCTATAATAAATTGCCGTAATAAATCTCCAACCGTGTCTATATACATCGTATAAATGTCCTGTATATCTGTAGTCTTAGCATTATGTTTATCTCTGCGTTGTAATTCACGTTTCATGTGTTTCTCTGTAAGTTCCTTTAATATGTAACCCATCCGAAGATGGATATTATCTTCATATTGAAATGTATGTCTATATATTAAGTGATAATTAAGGTGAATAACAGTCATTGAAATCATGATTATGTTTTTTGATGCATGTATTCGTATTAATTCTCGATGCGTTGGTCTACCCCCACATGGGATATCACCGTGCTCTCTACCCCGCTTTTTGAACTCAAAATAATGAGGATTGTGTATTCTACCAGTTTCAATTCTTCTAGTTTTCCAATCGAATGCTACGTGGCATTGTGTACACCACATCTGCGCACAACCTTCTATTTTATAAATAGGAACGTTACATTTAGGACACTGTTTGGTATCACGCTTTAACAATTTTAATGTTTTGACTACATCTATATCACATGTATGATTAAATGATACGGGTTCGTTACACTTTTTACAAAAATCATTTTTACAAATTCCGCATTTCCATTCATCATCTAGAAACCCTCTACATTCTTCATCTGGACAACTTTGAGAAAATGCGTATACATTTTCAACTGTGGTATCAAAATTACGAAGCGTCTGTATTTGATCGTATATATACACTATATATTCTCGGATAGTTTCCTTCAAACAAGGTCTCACGTGATAATCTAACGTACAATCAAGATCTATATTCGTAAGTAAATAGTACATGTAAATATAAGATGTTCGTAAACTTCGTTTTTCTAGTTCTCGCATAACATGTGGCTGTGTTTCTGGCATTCGCGCTTTTTCACGTTCAAATAATATATTTTCACGATGCTGTTTCAAATCCGTGTGTATAAATTTACTTGAGCAGTAAGAACTTACGAGTTCCCTATTATGTACATGTTTACACCCCATACAATGAGGATCTTCGATGGTTGATAAAAGATATTTCTGAGCACATGTACGACAGTACTTTAAATCGCAAAAGGGGCAATTTACTCTTTTGCGATTTGAGTTGTTTATTTTTTCACAACAAACATCACAACATTCCATTATTAAAGAATTGTGTAACGTCTTTAACTGTATTATTTACGTGTCATACTTTTCATAAAATTCTTTACATACGCGGATGAAACTTTACCCCGTGATAAACGGTTTTTAGGTGGTTTCGAAATTATTGCACCTGAACTCGTCTCCGAGTTTTTTAGTAGGCGTGTTTGCATGTTTTGTAATGTTTCATTGTTATCGGACGAATTAGGTGGTGTACCTTTCATAACAAGCTTTTTCGTATTAGTCAACGTTGGGGTGTTCTTCTTGGGTGATGTAGATTTACTATTTTTAGGTGGCAAGGGGGGTTTCGCTTTTGACGTCGCGGGTCTCTTATATAATGGTTTAGTTTTAGATTCTTTGAGAATCTTAGCCGCGTTACTCAATTTTTTTGACATGGATACATTACCATCTTTATTCGTTTTGATATCGGTCTTGGTAAGTATTGTTTTCTGTGTAACAGTCCGAGGTTTTGATTTTAATATACTCTTCATTACAGATTTTCTAGAAACGACTTTCTCGGTGTTCATGTACGAATGTCTAAATATTTTGCTAAATGTAGTGACTTCTCTTGTATTTTGGGTATTTTTTTGAACAGATCTCAGACGATACGAAAAAATATTAGGTGACACTCTCCCGAGATATCCAGACGATACTGGAAATATACTTGTAATGAAATTCAATAAATCTCCGTAACCCCTGTCTTCACGTGAATATGTAGATACGTATAGACTATTTAAAAAGAAGTGCACATCGTACATCGGGTGATTACCCCTATAAATGCCATATTCACGTAAAAATGAACCCTTATTATTCGTAGAATTTATTTCAGGGTTTTTTATATCCTTAGAGAATGATAAACCAAAATCGATGATTCTAACTTTCGTACCCGCATTAGTTACGAAAACGTTGTCTAAATGAAGATCATTGTGTCTAAATGATGGCATATTTACTTTGAGAGTTCGTAATATAGTTAACACTTGGAACACGATCGATTGAAGTTTAGCTGGATCTTTGCGCAGTGATGGTAACAAAGTTTTCAGGGGTTGTCCATCTAAAAATTCCGAGTACATACGAAACTGAGTTCCACACTTTTCGTAAGCGTATACGTTTGCACCGTGCTTTTTACCAACACCTATTAAGAATTTCTTAGTCAGATTATGCTCAGCCCTGAGATTCGAACTAGAAACCTTGTACGCGAATTTTTTCTGACATTTTTCATTCAGGCATGCTTTAAATACATCCCCGTATTGCCCAGAACCTATTTTAGTCACTGAGTTAAATTTCGATGAACATTGATTGGTCATTAATCTTTTCCTGAGATTGGGACCCACGTTATTCATTCTTACAATTCACGCAGATAAAAATGTGTGTATGTATTATAAAATATGTTCACTCTTATCGCGCTACTTATCATAAATACATGGATTTATGTAAAGATGGGAAAGAAAAATGCAGTAAAGTCTTTGACTGAAAATTACGCTACGACTGACGATTCGGGTGAATGGACTGTATACGGGACCATGGGTTGTGGTTGGACTCGTAAACAACTTGACTATATGAAAAGTAAAGATAAATCGTTTACTTTCGTCGACTGTGACAGTGAAGAATGTGCAGGTATGGATGGATTTCCCACGATGATTCATTCTTCAGGTGAACGCGTTGTTGGTTTTAAAGAAGTTTAAATACCTCGAATAACTTGAATCGAGATGGATAGGAGAAGAGCATCTACGAATGTCTTGATGGGTTTGAGCACGGAAATGTGCTTACTGAGAGAATAGTTCCACGTGAAACGAAGTATAAACGTGGATACAAGAATTGAGAGTATAAACGTCAAAATTTCCATAAAAGCCTCTCTGTTGTTCTTCGCCTTCATAATATCTTTAATCATTTTACTATCTGTATATATTTTTTTCTAAGATAATATAATGACTAAACATCCACCGACTAGTGGGTCTGAACATATGTTTACTACTAGACGATGGGGTGGTCAAGTAGGTAAGAATAACAATAATTGCTACGCATATGCCGTGAATGATTATCAGCAATATAGAAATTGGAAAAGTCAGCCTGGAGAGCGTGCGAAATTGAGTGCTTCTGGACGATACATTAACTGTGGAAAAATACCAAAATTAGTAGTCGCCGATAACCCCAAAAAAATATACATGGTAAAAGCTGGTACACAATGTAAGCCTTCGTATTACAAGGTTATGTTATTTGTAGCTACATGTAAGAAATCTAACTACCTGTGTCAGGGTGATTTTCATTTTTATAAACAACATAGTAAAACTGAATATAAAGTAAAAAAAGGTGATACACATACGAGTATTGCGTCATTTTTCAAGGTTCCTGTATTGCGTATAAAAAAAGCTACAACTGTATTAACCCCTGGGAAAGTTATCACGTTTAAGGCTGATTTTTTTAGTCATAAACGTGGTTGGGCTACAGGTCCACTGGTTGTTGGTGCTAGAGGTAAGTTAATTACAGATCCTAGGAAGATTTCTAGAAAATACGATGGATTAAATTACAATAAATATTGTAGTTCATTCTGTGTAAAGAATAGAGGGATCAAGGTTGGACACACTCACCCCAAAGTCTCTAAGTAGACTCTCGAGATCGTGTGTATCTTCTATATCAAAAAATGCATCCAATGTATCAAATATATAATTCTCTTCTTCCACTGGTGTTGTAAAAGTCGAATGATTTAGCATATTCTCGATTTTTACAGTTACCTTAAAATTAGTACCATCGAAAATTTTTCTACAAACCGGGCAGGTCTGTTTACCCCTAGCTTTCCAGTTCTCTATGCAGTGAGAGTGAAATAAGTGACCACACCTGATTACTTTATTGTGCCTCGTTTCTCTCACTGGATTGAGACATATTGCACATGTTGTACAATCTTGAGAATCTGCCATACATTTAATATGAGATTATTTTCATTTTTTTTACTCAGTTAATTTCAGATAAGTCTAATGTGGAATCACACAACCCACATGGACTGCCATCGTTTTGTGGTGAAGGGGTTACGTGAATAGCGGGTCCCTTGTCTTGAAGAAGTTTACGGAAAGAATAATTATCTTCAAATTTGATACCGTTCTGTGTTTTTATGAAGTTGTCGTACAACTTCGACGAATTATTGATTGTGTGGCATCTGCCATCGGCCATACCAAGTCGTTGAGACATATATCATATAATTAGAAATTAATTTGTCGATTCGTTATAGTATTCACCCAACTCTTAAATCCAATACTTTTAATTTTAACAATAACATCATCAATCTTATATCCAAAATATTCGTCAAATCTATCGGCGATCTCGACTCTAGATACCCTGATACTTGGACAATCGTTTATATGCTGATTAATAATATTGTATGCATATACAATCTCCTTGAGTGTTTCTGCGCCTGTTATAATAATCTTCCCAGATCCAAAAATACTGGTGGTAATCTCCTTCATATCTTCAGCGGGTTTAAATTTCACCTTCACGGCTGAATATCTATCCGGTTCAAATGATACTCTAAAGACATCGGAGCATTTCTCAAAATGTTCGGTTGTCTTTATCAGATTAATGTTATAATTCAAACTGAAGTTTGAATTTATCATAACAACACGGAATGTGTCAGCTGGTGGTATAATTTCTTTATCAAACGCCTGTAGAATGTGTACAAGACCGGATATGATATATGTACAATTAAACAAGTCTTCGCATCCAGCAACTTGAATACTCCCATTTGGAAAAATTTTTATAGACTTCGTACTATGCTCATCGTCATATGTAAGCGTAATCTGATTATAAAACGTCGTCGGTTTTAAATACCACGTGATGGGTTTATTGTCAGTCGAGTTATCGCGGTGTAAATTTATATCCTTGACTTCCTCGAAAATAGCACGAATTCGCTCGACATTTATATGTTTAGAAAATGATGATATCATGGTGATAGTTGTCAATTTGATACGCGAAGCTCGTATATTTTCCGGGTAACTATCTCTAAACTCATTCTGAGTTAAAATATACGAGAATGTGTTATTTGCGATAGGTGAATACATTTTACTTAATTTTTAATAATTAGAAGAACGACTTAAGTTGAAAAAAATTATAGTATATAATAAGATGCCATGTCAATTATGCAGGAAAAAATGTGGGATACCCATGGACTGTAAATATTGCAACGGGCAGTTTTGTATGAGATGTTTTCAATTGGAAAAGCATAATTGTATAGGTATTGATACTAAAAAAAAGGAACAGTTAAAGGATTTAGAGAAGAAATTACACTTTAAACCAGATTGCAAATATGCCTTCATTCGTTAAAGAAGCGAATGCTTATATAAATGAATATGCTATCCCATGTGTAGAAATCAAGTATAAAAAATACATAGAAGGACAGGGGTATGTCGTCATTCCTATAATTTTCAAAACGACTGCAATTGGTGGGTGGTCTGATATAAAATCCAAAAAAAATACATATCGCTATGACGATTTTTTAGACATGATGATCGAAAAAACACTCACAGTACGGAGACACCTTGCAGATATAGAACTTGATAATGTTATGTGTGAGAATTACAATATTCGTTCACTCATACGTATTATGAACGCTATTAAGATTATTGACCCTACATTTTCACCTCCAATCATAAATAAGAAATGTACATGGCAGAAAAAGTTCATTCGCGAACTGTGCACAACTACATTCCCAAGTGTTATCCAAACATGTAGAAACGACAAAAGACTTGATAATTTATTTACCGTTTTAAGGACGATAGAAGAAGAATTATGATAACGATAACAATCATAATTCGTGTATCGAGATTACGTCTAATTTGGTTATTTTCGAAATATTCTTTTGTATTTTCGCGTGTTTTCCCAAATCCCATATCTATATTTCTCCCTGGAAGAAGAGATCTAGATAAGCGACATTTCACTTTAGATGGTCGACATGTCTCAACGACTTTATCACCGGAAGTAACACCAAAATTACAAATGTGTGTATTATCATTCATAAGATCAACACCCTTTTCACGAGGTTGGACGTATTTTTTGAAGGAATCTGGTTTACCTATAGCCCCTGGTAAGGAAAAGTCACGCTGAACAAACGGATTCATATCATCCATAGTATTTTGATCACTGAGCATATACTTACTCATCTTTACTATCACGATATATATTTTTTATGTACCATTTTTTTACCATGTTCCATCCACATCTTATCCAGATCAACGTCTAACATATGCGCCAATTGAAATAAGTAACTAAACACATCACCCATCTCCATCATTATATCGATACCTTTATCCTTTTTGATATTTGTTTTTTTAAAAGTTTTTTTATACTGACGAATCGCTGATGCAAGTTCGCCGAATTCTTCAGAAAGGAGTAACCATACAGTATTTATTTCAACCCTGTCCCAACCCTTCAGTTTACATATCTTTTCGGTTTCAGTTTTATAATAGTTCAATGACGCCATCTTGATAGTAACATGATGCTATCCTTTATACGCCGATTTTATCACTTTTATCGATTTTCATCCCAAATGTACTCGTGTTAGCTGGTGGTGTAGGTGGTACCGCCATTGTATCCAGGTCGCGTATGTATCCCATATATTGAGACACACCTGATTGAACCTGTGACATGGCCGTCTTTATTACCATTTCATTCATAAATTTCACTTGGTTATTGATACCGGTGTTAGGATTGCCTGCATTGTTGATAAACACGACGCGCATAAGAGCATACATGTCATCAGGGTTTTGGTAATCGATAGCTACACCAGTTTTATCTTTAAACGACTGTCGAACAGCTCGCTGGATTAAGTTAAGATTGAAATCTGAAAAAAATAGCGTGTTCAGTGGTGTTGGTGTCTGTTTGATTGAATTTAAACGAGTATTGTCACACATTTAATATAACCCAGGAAAAAAAGTGTGTATAAAGTATAAAATGATAGCGGGTGCTGATTTTGACGAAGCTTACCAAACGACAGCTTGTAACATGAAACCGCCAGCATGCGATGCGCCCGAATGTTTTCCGGCATCATACCCACCTATCTCTAAACCAGGTGTCTATGGGCCATTCTATATTAATACAAGTTTTCTTCAGCCCAATAGGTATGCTGAAACCATCGGAACGGTAGCCATCCGAAGTGAAGATTTCAAATGTAATTAAAAGATATGTTAGTATTATTTGTATAATGAAGGTTGTAAAACGTTCCGGTCATGTTGAAGACGTAAAATTTGATAAGGTCACCAACAGGATCTCACAACTTATGAACGACCCCTGTAAAATTTCGAGTGGGGTAGATGCGAGTATGATCGCACAACAGGTATTCTCATCTATCCATGATGGTATTACAACACAGGAAATAGACACTCTTTCAGCTGAAATTTGTATCGGTATGATTACACGTGATCCTGATTATGAAATTTTAGCTACACGAATCATTGCGAGTAACATTCAAAAAATAGCTCCAACCAATTTTAATATAGCCATGAAAAAATTGAACAAAGCTGGTATCGTTACAAACGAAATAGTCGAAGTGTCTTCACAGGTAAAAGATAAGATCGTAAAAACACGCGACTTTGAATTTGGTTATTTCGGATTAAAAACACTCGAGAAATCATATCTACAAAGACATGATGATAAATTGATGGAGACGCCTCAATACATGTTTATGAGAGTTGCTATCGGGATTCACGGGACTGATGTAGACAGTGTAATAGAGACATACGAGCACATGTCAACCGGTAAATTTATACACGCTACACCAACACTATTCAATTCTGGTACCCCTAGACCGCAGATGTCTTCGTGTTTTCTAATTGCCAATAAAGGTGATTCTATAGATGGAATTTATAGTACATTAACGGAATGTGCACAAATTTCAAAATGGGCCGGGGGTATAGGTTTACATGTTCATGATATACGTGCTAATAAATCTAAAATTAGAGGTACCAATGGTCATTCCGATGGAATTATACCAATGCTCCGGGTTTTTAATGCAACTGCTCGTTATGTTAATCAAGCTGGTAGACGTAAAGGTTCTATAGCGATTTATATTGAGCCATGGCACGCGGATATCATGGAATTTCTTGAACTACGCCTTAATCAAGGTGACGAAGAATCTAGGTGTCGTGATTTATTTACATCTTTATGGATTCCGGATTTATTTATGAAACGCGTTGAAGAGAATGGAAATTGGTCACTTTTCTGTCCTGATAAAGCTCCAGGTCTTTCAGACGTATACGGTGACGCGTTTGAGGAATTATACGTTAAATATGAATCGGAAGGTCTCGCGAATAAGACTGTACCAGCGATTGAAGTATGGAAATCGATTATTAAATCTCAGAGTGAAACTGGCACACCCTACATGCTTTACAAAGATTCATGTAATTCAAAATCAAACCAAAAAAATTTAGGGGTTATCAAATCTTCTAACCTGTGTACAGAAATAATTGAATATACAAATCCAGGTGAAACCGCGGTATGCAATCTCGCATCCATAGCACTTCCTAAATATGTGAAGAGTGATGGATACGATTATGAAGCACTTCATAAAGTAACTAAAATCGTAACTAAAAACTTAAATAAAGTGATTGATCGGACCTTTTATCCAGTCGATACTGCACGTACATCAAATATGCGCCACAGGCCAATTGGGTTAGGTGTACAGGGTTTAGCAGACGTTTTCTGTATGTTACGTATACCATTTGATGACGAAAAGGCTAAGATTATAAATGCTACTATTTTCGAAACAATTTATCATGCAGCACTTGAAGCCAGTTGTGAACTGGCCGATTTACACGGTGCATATGAAACGTTCAAGGGGAGTCCCACGTCGGAGGGTATTTTACAATTCGACATGTGGAAGACAGATGACACAACTCGCCCTCATTCTGGGATGTATGATTGGGACGCTATGCGACAAAGGGTCAAGAATGGGTTGTACAATTCTCTTTTAGTGGCTCCAATGCCCACTGCTAGCACGGCTCAAATACTGGGTAACAATGAATGTTTCGAACCTTGGACTACGAATATATATCTTCGTAGAACACTCGCAGGGGAATTCGTTGTTGTAAATAAACATCTCATAGAGGACCTGAAAAGAATTAATCTATGGTCTAAAGACATGAAAGATTTAATGGTCAAGGCTGGAGGATCTATCCAAAATATCACTGATATTCCAGATGATATTAAAAAGTTGTATAAAACCGTATGGGAAATTAGTCAGAAAACTATCATAGATATGGCTCGCGATCGGGGAAGATATATCGACCAATCTCAGAGTATGAATTTATTTATTGAAAATCCAACCATGTCGAAATTATCATCAATGCACATGTATGCCTGGAAATCTGGGTTGAAAACGGGTATGTATTACCTACGTAGTAAAGCGAAGGCGCGACCAATTCAATACAGTCTAGAAGCTGAGTGTACTGCATGTTCAGCTTAAAGTTTTATCCCGTAAAGTATATATATGGCCAAATTTACGACAGTTCTCGATACGATTGATATTCTAGAATATGACGGACGTAAAATTTCGTTGTGTACGAAAGAAGGTAAGCCTATACGTTTTCAACTACCGCGTATGTACATGCCATTTGGTATGTCTGGATTCACTCCCGCAGTTGGAAATACTAAATGGAATATAGACTTTTCATTAAAGGGGTATGACGAACCTGGAAATTATGTAAAATTGTTTTATGAAACATTAACTCAAATAGAAGATAAGATAATCGAGGCTGTGGCTGTACAAAGTACAAATATTTTTGGTAAAGATATGAGCGTGGAATATTTACGGTCTATATTCAATTCGAATCTTAAACATTCACCTGATAGAGAACCAAAATTCAGAGTTAAGGTAGATGTAACTGGTGATGGAACTGTCAAAACCAGTATTTTCGACAGTGAAAAGAAACATTTGAAAAATGACCCAGAAAATAAATTATATGCGCGGAACTCGGGGGTTGGTATAGTGGAAATGGGAACAGTTTACTTTCTAAACAAGCAGTTTGGGGTTACATGGAAATTAAATCAACTTGTTGTGCACGAACCACAACAACTTAAGGGGTTTCAATTTGTGTTATAGCTTACTTATCATTTAATAAAATTTTATAAATAATCTGAGCTTCCCTGAGAAGCTTACCTTTTACAATACCATAATCATCTGGATTCTTTTTCAACTTGATTTTTGCTACGCGGACCGCTTCATCCCACTTAGCAAGTGTCATTTACTATATCACTTCATTTTTTTCACAAGTGTTTTATATTTCTTGGTACCTTTCTTGGGAACCAGTTTGAAATCACCCTTCTTAGCAGGCTTGAAAACCTTAACCATAGCCTTCGCACCTTCACTCTTCATACGCTTCTTAGCGGCAGAGACGGCGGCTTTACTCTTAATAGCCCCATACTTATCCTGAACCAAATCTTTCTTTGCAAGACCACCGGCTGTATGTTGAGCTGTGCCATGGAATACTTCCGCGCGAGAACCTTCTGTTATAACCATCGTCATTGTTTTACTATATCACCGGAAAATTTTCCTGATGGCATCGATAGATTTTTCGCATTTATTCGGAATCTGAGATTCGATACGTTTATCGTTAAGAACCTCTGCACAAACAGAAGCCTTGTGACCCTGGAGAGACATCATTGCCATATCAACACTCCTGGTGGAAGGTGTGTCAGAATACAAAAATTTCTTAACATAAACATCTCTAGTCTGACCAGTCCGATGACATCGACCAATAGCTTGAAGCTCTGTAGATGGATTCCAAGAAGGGGCCATTATATATACACGACTCGCGCATTGGATATTCAAACCAACGCCACCACACTTGATTTGTGCGATAAGTACACTTCCCATTGGTGCGCGACTGAACGCTTCGAGACGTATGTGACGTTCATCTTTTTCTACCATTCCATCAATTCTAAATACACGCCCCCTGAAGACTTCTTCAATACGATCCATCTCACCCCTGAACTGACAAAAAACAACCGTCTTCTCGTCTGGGTGTTGTGAAACGTTTTCGATCAATGTATCAATCTTCTTTGTACTGTGATTCCATACGATACGATCGATGCCTCGTTTTTTAGCCATCCCATCGAGATATAATTGAGGCCATATCATAGTTTGACGCACGCGCAGTAGACATTCCAAAATTTGCATAGATTTAGACCCGATAGATATCGCGCTGTGTACAATATCACGCATGAATTCTTGAGACTCGAAAAAGGCTTCTTCGTAAATAAGCAGTTCCTCTGGATACATATCGAGTTCGACATTTTCGAAATGGCAGTAAGGAAGCTTACTTCCATTGTCAGATTTGGTGCGTCTAAGGATGTAAATATCTTTGATATCTTTAGTCATGGCTTGAACAATTGCCTTGGAAAGACCCAGAAATGAACAAAGAGATACAAAATCTTCCATAGAGTTGAATACGGGTGTACCTGTCACAATCCACCGAATATCGGATCTAAGACGATAAACCGCCCTGAATGTTTGTGATTTACGATTACGAATCTCGTGAGCTTCGTCAAGAACAACACGATCCCACTTTATCGCGTGAAGAAGAGTCGTGCGATTGTAGACGAGACTGTAAGGGCAAAGAACAATATCAACTTTCTCGAGATTTTTGATATCCTTTGTTCTTTCGGGTCCGTCGTATATTAGGATAGAGAGACCGGGTGCGAATTTGGCGATCTCTATACTCCATTGAGTAACGATTGTTTTAGGGACCACAATCAACGTGTGTGGTTTTGGATTACTGAGGATGGTCGCGATGATCTGAATGGTTTTACCAAGTCCCATTTCATCGCAAAGAAATCCACCCCTGGGTCCTTTTTGTTGATGTTCCATATCATGCATCCACTTCGCCCCATTCACTTGATAAGGTGCATAAAGGGTGCCGTTGAGAGTGTACTTGTTCATGGTATTATTTAGAATGTTGAAATTTTCAAAATTATCTTACGACTTAGGTATTATTCACTTCTATAATTGTCTTCTGGGTTGGATTCTATTTCGCACGTATGAATTTTCTCTTTTACGATACGTTTTTTTCTCTCTTTCGGTTTAGGGAGTTCGTCTATATGTTCTCTAAAGTACAGAACTTTATCCCAAAATTCTCTCATGACGGGAAGGTATGTTTTCCACCATTCACGGTCGCGTTTCACGTTGACTACGTCGAATTCTTCTGGTTTAGGCCAATTGGTGGTGGCTGGTTTATATTGAATAAAATCAGCTTCTTCGAGATCGAGAATTTCCATGCAGAGTTGTAATTGTGGCATGTAATGCTCGGGTACTTCACCGGGTATAATCTGTCGTTGTGGGGGGCATTTAATTTCGATGAGTTTTCCCGAATTTGAAACACCATCCGGACTTCCACCTAACCATGTTTCGACTGGGTGACCACATAAACCAATTTCATGAACAACCTCGTTATATCGCTCCTCATAAAGAATACGAGCTTCGTCCTCGTATAATTCGCCGTGACGCGTGGCATCGTTTCCAAAGAAGGGTACACCTAATCCACATTTTTTAAGTAGAAGACCATCTGGCGTTTCATATTTATTTTTTCCAATTGCAGTTGCTGCATCACTTGCGGTGAGCATGGTTTTTCGTTGGTTTAACCATTCTTCCGACTTCTGTGGTGCATATTCCTTCTCGAGGAGCACTTTTACCTTCTCGTTCATTAATTGACTGTTGCTCCAAACGTTTAAGTGTCAACCTGATATGTTTACTCGAGTAAATCGAGCCTTTCTCCTTTTTATCGTTTTTCGTTACTCTTTTTTTAGGTGAATAATTATCGTAACTCATGTTATTAATGATATGGGTATGATGACTTAGGTGGATAAAAAAAAGCTCTTGCGGCATTCTGTTCGGCTTGTTTTTTATTTTTTGCAGAACCAATTCCCAAGCATACACCTCCTACGAAAACGTGTATACAGAAAATACCGTTATCATGTCCATGTATATTATAAGTTGGTAATTCCAAACTATTAGATTGACAATACCTCATCAAATGATCTTTAAAATTGTCATCTATCATGATAGATTGTAGGTTTATATACTCAGGGTTATTATAGATGCGTAGAATAAATTCTTTTGCATGTAAAAGACCTAAATCCATGTAGATGGCACCAACTATAGCTTCAAATACGTCTTCTAATATTTTAGGGTTATAATTCCAGTGATTACGCATACCTTTTTCATCCATTTGGATCCATTTATGCAATTCTAATTTAGAAGCTATATCTGCAAGTGTTTCACCGCGTACGAGTTTGGTACGAGCCTTGGTTAGAAAACCCTCTTGTCGTGTTTCGTACTTGTCATATAAGAACTTTGTAATAACAAAGCCTAAAACTGAATCACCTATGAATTCCAATGTCTCGAATGATCCAGATAATTCTTCATTATCCTTTAACGCAGATTTATGAGTAAATGCTTTTTGGTACAAATCTATATTAGATATTTTTGTACCAACAAGGGTTTCGATAGATTGTTTATCTATCGACATGTTTATATGTGTTGTTATTTTTTTAAGTATAGATTCTTACGCTTCAACCTCAACCTTCGTATAATGAGGGCTGAGAAACTTCTGGAGATTCAGGAAAGTAACCTGAACTTCAGCAGGCGGTTTAAGCAAATCGCGGAGTTTCTGATCCAGAACGAGAATGCGACCGTTGTCTGGATGCTTGAGACCGTTAGCCTTTACGTATTCGTTGATAGAACGAGTTACGGTACTACGTGAAACAAGTTGACCTTCGGGCAGGCTGAGGAATGCACGAAGCTCCTCTGAAATCTTCTGTTCACGGTTAAACCCGTTGTTCTTGGCTCGTTTGGCGGATTTTTCTCCGTTAGGATCGTCGAGCTTAGCCTTAATCTTTCGTACAAGCTTAGTCAATGACTTAAGTTCACTACGAAGCGCGGTAATCTCTTCAAGGCAATCAGTGGGTTTGGATGGGATTTCAGTAGACATTGTACATTATATATGCAGTTCATCTTTAAGTACATGTGTGTAAAAAATGTTTATGTATAATAATGGACGGTAAACTCTACTCAAAGCCTGTCATTGATAAATATATGAACGACAATTTATTTTTTAAAGATGAGAATTTGAGAAAATATTTTACCAGGGACGAAGCAAGAGATTTAGGAAAATTTAGGAAGAGAGTAAAAGAAAAATTTTCTACGAAATCATTCGATAAATTTGTATATGTATGTGTCACCGATATAACACGCGACATAATTCTCAGTACAATCGGTGAAATCAGTGAGTTTATGAAAAATATGGGAGATTTGGTCGTGAGTGGAGGTGAAGCTTTCAATCTCTATGTACCATATGAACAAAGAGTTATTACTAGTGATATAGATGCAAAATTTATACCGAGGATAGCATACGATGCTAAGTATTTTGGGAAGCTTCAAGCTATTAAACTTATTTTATGGGATAAACTTGGTCAGATTGCTCAAAAATTGAATAATCGAATCAAAGCGCGGGTCTTGTCGATAGATAAAAAGGTGTTGAAATATCTCGGTATAGGATTTAAACAATCCGGTCCTTATGTAACTAGACGTTATACCCTCATAAAAAAGAAAAAGGGGCGGACAAATAATAAACCATCAAAGGGTGATGTTTTTATTGACGTTGAATTATTTACTCTCGACTTGAATACACGCTTTTTTTCACCTGAAAAGGGTAAAATCCAAGATATAACATTAGGAGGTCTTTTGGATATCCCCTTTATGCGTCCCAATGAATTTGGTTACGATGTCATAAGAACTCTTAAAAGGGGTATTACATATAGAAACGTTAACACGAACAAAATAACAAATAATAAAAAGGTATTTGTTGCGAGTAAAGAGTTTCTCATAGATGACATATACCTGATGCATACACTGAATCTCAGACCTGAAAAGAGGGAAAAGGATCGACAACGTCTATTTAAGCTTGCACAACTATTTGATAAACGTATAAAATCTACAGATTCGATAGATAGTATTTTTAAGAGGGTAAAATCGAAAATAAACCGCGTATATACGTCCAAGGTTACTAAAAAGAGAACCGTGTCCATAAACACGGCGCTTCGTGTTAACCCCAGGAAATACGAAAAATTTACAACTGAGCCATCTAGGGAGAGATTATCTAAAAAAATAGTACACGGTGTAAATCCTGTGACCAAGAATACCGTAGTAGAAGGATATGAAAGGTCGAATGGAAATCAGCGGTTTAACCTTAAAACACTTAAATGGAAAAAAAATAACACAAATGCATACGTACGAAATGAATTCAGGTTACGTCCTTTAGAACCCCAGCGTATACCTAAAAATGTAAACATGCAGGCGACTTTATATGGTTTCAGGCCTAGACGTGATGGATGGGTTCCAAAGCCACTTCTTGAACGTTCCGCCGCTATACCCTTCATTGGTTTAAAGAAATGATACGTATATGATATACAATGATTTACGGCGTTCCCTCCAAAGGTGAAGATGGTCTGTACCACGTTCGTGCATTCAATGATGATCGCAAGCGATGCTTCACGCGTCTAGACGATGTGAAAATTGTAGAAATTACGGATGATGATATCATGTTCGATCTTAATGCTTCTGATGCTATTGAATCGTTGCATGATACAAACATTCAGGGTGCCATTGAAAATTCTGAAACTTGGTTTGGGAAGAAGTTGTCGGATAAGACAATTCGTACATCTTATATTCGAGACGAAACAATTACAGCAGACAGAATCGAACATACTAAAATTTTTAGATCCGATAAGGTGGTCGCCGATAAGGATGCGCTCCAGGTCGGTGAAAACTGTTCGGTAATTCTCGAATTTAATGGACTTTGGTTTGCTAAAAAGGCCTTTGGTCCAGCGTGGAATGTTGTTCAGGTGAAACTCCTTAAAGTTGAACCAGATGAAGTAGGTGAAACTTTTGATGAAACCTATCCAGAAGATTGCATGTTCGAGGATGATCAATAAAAAAAAATTGTTAACAGTATATAAACGATGTCTCTTACAAAGCGTATCAACCGGGTACCATATGGTCGCATGTTGGTCGCTGTACTTTTAGGCGTAACACTGATTGTCTTTCTTAAATCTCGTGGTAAAACATCCACTTACTCGATGAAAAGCAGTTTGTTCGCACCTATATCTAGCCCTGCTACACAAAGTGTAGGCGCGGCTGGCTGTGAAATGAAAGCTGGTACAGGTCTTGCTTCATCTCTCCTCCCACGGGAAGTTGCTTCCCAGGAGGAGTTTGGTGAGTTCGCCCCTGAAGATATTCTCGCTGGTCAGAACTTCCTCGACCCCCGTAGTCAGATCGGAATACCCGAAACAACTGGCGGTGCTCTTCGCAACGCTAATCAATCCATTCGCGCTGAACCTCCCAATCCCAAAGAGGCTTTTACATGGAATAACTCTACTATCAGCACGGATAGTATGCAACGCCCCCTTGTTTAAAGGACTTAAAGCTAACTCCCGATTTTAAAATACATGTCTAGCGTAACCGCAGACGATCTAACAAACGGCGTCTCTAAACTAGTTGAACTTAACCAGCAGATTAAAGAAGCTCGATCCGATATTAAAGTCCTGGCACAGGCAGAAAAAGCACTTAAGTTGCACATCAAAAAATTAATGATAGACAACGGCCTCGACGTCATTAATACCAAGACTGGTAAAATCACTGTTAAGACAAGCATCCGTAAAAGTGGTCTTAATAAGGACTCGATTAAAGAAGGTCTCAACGTATTTTTCGAGGGAGACGATCAGCAGGCTGAATCTGTATTAAAGGTTATACTCGAGAGTTTACCAACAAAGGAAACATCTACAATCTCCATTACGGGGTTGAAATCTAAAAAAGTACAGTAAATATGGTTTGGACGCAATACGTATACGAAGCTACCAATGGTAACGACGTTGATGTTGACAGTGATGGTGAATTTTATGAGGATGAAATTGAACTCACTATCGAAGACTGGGAAATTGAATATTCAGAAGAATTGAACATAATGTGGGATACCATCAGGACGTTGATGTACGATGCACATCTCGAGCATTATGGGAAATTTTGTGATTTTGTGGAATTTTGTTATGTCGATCATTATACGTATAACGATCACGAAGAACATACGACATGGTATGACGAACATCTTGTACACATTTGGAATAATGTTCGTCGTATCATTAATAATAATGGTCAGCATGAAGTGATGATGCGTGGTGCTACATTCAACCATTTCGCTGACTACGCTGAAAAATATATGTGTATATATTAAATGCTCCCCCTTATCACTTCCCAGAAAGTCGCGATTCCGTCGATATTGTTCCTTGCACTCAGCCCCGGTATGTTGTTGAGAACAAACGGTATGAAATTCTCCATCGGTAAGGTTGGTACAGACCGTGTGTCTGTTCTCTTCCACGGTCTCGTGTTTTTCCTGGCTTACTCCATGATCGCGAAGGCCATGGGCCTTGTTCTCACACAGAACGATTTGCTCGTGACAACTGCGCTGTTCATGGCGCTCAGCCCCGGTATGCTTCTCACCATCCCCCCAGGTCAGGTGATGTCGGGTAAGACTTCCAAGGTCGCCATCATGACACACACAATCGTTTACGCGCTTGTGTTCGCTCTTTTGCGAAAGCAATTTCCTCAGTTCTATTAAGTGACATAACATGGAATACCTTGTTATAGGTCCATCCTCTATGGGTATTTTCGGGTTCATTGGCTCATTAAAACGGAACGAACATAAATTAAAAAATATAAAAGAGATATCAGGCTCATCAGCTGGTGCTATATTAGGTGCGTGTCTAGCACTCGAAATACCACTCGACGATGTACTTGGAAAGTTTCTGGAAATTGATATAGAGGGATTATCAAAATATAAATTACGGACATTCTTTCGAAACTATGGTCTTGTAGACATGGACCCTGTCAGGCGTGCTTTGGTGAATGTTTTTGGATCTGATGTTAAATTTAAGGATTTGAAAAAGAAATTGCACATTTCTGTATATAATTTAAACAGGGGGCGAACTGAATATTTTTCAAGTGATATAAACCCTAATATGCACGTAGTAGATGCGGTGTGTATGAGTATATCAGTACCATTCATAGCAGCTACAAAACAATATGACGGTAACGTGTATTTGGATGGTGGTACTAAGGAAGATATTCCTATTACACCGTTTTTGGGGAAACCTTATCATAAAGTATTAGCATTCAAGCTTAAGGTCAGGGAGAGATATATAGATAAAATAGATTCTTTTAATATTTTTATTAGTACGTTATTAGGTTCGGTAATAAGTCTGAGAGCTGATATTGACACGCGCGGACTATGCGAAACTATATTTGTGTCAACAGGTGACTACAACTTATTTAAATTTGACATGTCGCATGATGATAAATTGCGTATGTTCTTCTTAGGGTTTAACAACTAAATCCCATGTGTTATATTTATTTTATCTAGATATAACAAGATGGATGTGTGTGATCCAGATGTTAAAACAAAAAATATCAGGAAACTGATTAAGCTACATACAGGTAGGAAAATGCAAATTCCCAAGGATCGTATGTGTGATATTATGAGAGACATATCTCGCGGAAAATTACCACTTCCACCTTTAGTTCTAACGCGGGATAAACGATATTTATTAGATCCAAAATCCCCTCTCACAAAAAGGGACTACGAGTCCCTTTATAAATCGAGAGTAACTTCGAGAGTTGTTAAAAGAATTGCTAAAAAGGTGGGTCTTATTGAGACGGATAAGACCATCGTAGATTTAAAGCGTTCTATAGGAAGGCGTCTTGCGAGTATGAACGTGTACGAACCTATCCTATTACCGGGTTCTCGTGTAGTTTCTAAAATGAAGAATGATAATGATAATGAGTATAATCGTAACGGTGTGAGAAATGAGCAAAATGTTAATAACGAGTTTAGAAATGAGGAAAATAGTAACGGTGAGTTGACTAACGAACAAAGTGAAAAGCCTGCTAGTTTACGAAACATGTTAGCCCGAAAGCGTCAGAAATCAAGATTAAAAGTTCTTATTAATACTAAAAATAACGGTAAAACTAATACGGAAAGTGAAGATAAACCCAATATAAATAATGAGAGACGTCGAATGGAAATAAATGCCAAACAACGTATAGAAACTGTAAAACGCAACGCAAATAAACGCATAGAAAATACTAAGAAGTATACTGAAAATAAACTAAGTGAATCGAAAATACTTACTCGTAGACGTCAACAAAGACAGTTTGTTATAACTAATAACGCTCTACGTAGAGAACAACGTAACACCCAGCGTGCGGAACTCGATGCAGGTATGGCTCGGATAAACAGAAGTAAAGCTAGGTTCAAGGCGACCATTAACGCGAAAAGAACGAATAATCTCGAGAAAAGTTTAAACAACATGAAACGCACCACTAATGAAGCGACTAAAAAGATGAATATCGCTTTACGTCAGGCCAAGAATATTCAAAAAAGAATGAACAATGGCGAAAAACTTGCATTAAAACGTATTTCATCACTTGAATCGACGATTAAGGAGACACAAACGCAACGCAACAGCCTTGAAACTCGGGTGTCTGAGTTGCAGAAGAAAATCGGAACAGCTGATAACAAGGGTGATACGACTGAACGTAACCGTTTACAACTTGAATTAAACGTGGCTACTAAGAAGATCGCAGAACTATCTAAGAGTCAGACGCAGGATGTAACGAAACTCGATGAAGAAGTTAAAAAGGCGAAAAATGATGCGGAAATGAAACGCAGTGCACTCAAGGACGCTCGTAACAGGGAAGACGAAGCATTGAGACAGAAAAAGGCGATAGAAAATAAGTTAGCGAATAATGAATTGGCCGCCAATGAACGTAAAAAACTTCAAAATGAA